CAAGGTCTTAACATGTTTCAAAAACTTAGAGAGCAAGTAACCGCACCTATCAGCACATCACAGATGCAGTTACCAGATGTTCAGTCTACCGGCTTACCTGATGATCCTATGTCGCAAGAACGACTAGACTTTGCAGAACAGGTTGCTGGTAGATCAATAATCTAATTATCCTCAAAGAAAGTAGGATCTACAGCGACAAACCTTTTAGCTGGTCTTCCCTTACCGCCCACTTTGATCTCAACCTCTTGTATCTCACCTGCATTCTTAAGCCTCTCAATAATCTCTTTCACTTCATAAGACTTCATGCTACGGAATAGTTCGTGTCTGTCTACCTCACGTTTAGAGATACCTTCTCCATTCCTAGATCTAATAAATGATAATACTTGTTTGATCTTAGACTCGGTTGCACTACTCGCCACCTTGTCTCTACAGGCTTCAATAAACAATAAATCGTAGTATCTTATAAAATCTACAGCCCAACGTGTTACATCCCCTGTAATCGTCTTAGCGTCTGCATTGGTTGCAAGAGTGCATAACAACGATAAACGCATAGCCTTCTCTTTAGAACGGCTTAGAAGAGGCTCTAGGTTGTCTTTTTCTAATATATCCTGTCTTTTAACTATCTCTCTTGCAAAGTCTTGTAGTATCTCTTCTGATTCCTTATCAAAGTTAAGAACAATTTGATCAAGATCCATCTCTGCATTATTACGTGATAGATCACTCATAGATCCTCTTTGTCTTCTAACGTAATTAACCCAGTTAATAATAGAGGTAGGTGGCGTGTTAAATCTTTTGAGTTGTCCTACTCTCCTAGGCTCTTTAGATTCAACGACTACGAAACGGTTTAGGAACCCGTCTGCAATCCTGCCACCATTTAACGCGCTATAAAAATTCTTAGGAACAGAGAGGCCAACTAATGTAATGGCTGGCTTATGAGTCACTCTGTTCATCATCTGTTCTTTATAGTTTTCTTGTACATTCATGAGTGAATAGTTGTCAGGTCTTAGAGTACCATGACACCGACCCCATGCCTCCATGAGAGTCTGTATTCCATCTTCTTTGTTAGTGTTACCAGAGGCACCAATTGCTTCTAGTCTCTTACCAAATTCATCCATGATAGTTATCTGAGTAGGTCTCATTTTTAATACAGAATGGACAGCACCACTTGATGTATAACCATCTCCTACAATAAGCTTTTCATGGTCTGAGGCATTCAATACGCTTTCCACAAATGTCTTAATGTTTTCTTTACCTTGACCCGACTTAGCAATACCCATGAAATACATAGAAGAAAAGTTATTCATATTAGTTCTATAAATTCTGCCACAAACAACACTCGTAAGAGCAAGTGCTCCAACAAGCGAAAGTTCTGGTTGAGGTACCTGTGCAATCTCTTCACAAAACTTAAACATGTCTTTAAGTAAACCTGGTGGATTAAATAAATCTTTTGGTTTTTGTATAGTTGCTGATGCTTGTATAAACAATGGTGCTATCTTATTTTTTCTATCATGTGTGTTTTTAACACTCTCTACAACACAATCTATTTCGTCCTGTGGCAAGGGTGGATTGTTATTTTTGTTCCAGTTTTGTAGAAAGATTTTTACAAATTCTGTGTTGACGGTTTTAGATATAAGGTACCCTGCTATTCTAGCAGCCCCATCATTTCTAGATCCTTCCAATACTCCTTCCAATGAAAATGGAGCTGTTTGCACTCCTGTTTCTGTTTTTGGTACGCCTGTTATTTTCTGAAACTCAACTTCTGTAAAGTCTGGTAAATCGTTATGATCGAATATTTTCCAATCTGGAAAGGTCACTGGTTTATATACTTGGCCGTTAGCATGTCTATTCCAAGGTGCTATTATCAAACCACCCGTGCCTCTAATATCTATTAATCTTTCAATTGGAGTTTCAGTAGTTCGTCTTGTTGCAAAGGTAGTATAGTTCTGTGGATTGTTATAATAGTAATGCATACCTTTACCAGTAATAACTTTAAAAGGACATGCAGGCATATTCTTTTCTACCCAGCCCATAGCCTCAGGAGAGTCTGCATCAACCACAACAAACTTACCACAGATTAAAGCTACCTGTAGGTTGTCTCTGTCCTTAAACCACGATTCTACAAGGTTCCTAGAGGGTCTAGCAACTTTATATTGTTCCCAGCTACCCAAGAACGGAGGTGGTTTTTTGTTAGATCTTTGTAAAGGAACTACATTATAGCCATCATCATAGTAGGCAAGTGCTTGCTCTAAGGATGTGTCGTCCTCAGTTATATTTAACTGAAACACACTAAACTTCTATATCTATAATTTCGTCTATCGAACCATAAATAGATTCAAAGTCTAGTCTTCCCTCTGTTGCTCGTATGATTTGTTTTGCTTGCGCAATAGACGGTTGTCTATAACCATACCTCCAAGACTTACAAGATGCTTCAGAGCAATTAAATTTCTCTGCTGCGTCTTTGTGTCCTAGAAAAGTTATGTAATCTTGCAGATTATATTTAATAACTTGCCTATCTGTGTACTTAGGTTTTACACCCATAATTTCAAGCTCCTTGAGTTTTTTGACTGCAATAGTTTTTATTCTAAAATAATAATTTGCTTGCCAAATAGTTTCTTCTTTATTAATCATTTTACTTCTCCGATATAATGTATTTTACACATTGTAGTTAAGTAGTGTATAATTTACAAGTTAAATATAACACTACAAAGAGGAGTAGACATGGAAATACAAAATAGAATAGTATCTCCGCAACAGTTAGTCCAGAATCAAGGTGCTAAAATCTTGGTATATGGAATGGCTGGTTCGGGTAAAACAACTTTAGCTGTAACGGCACCAGGCAAGGTACTTGTAATAAGTGCTGAAGCTGGTTTGTTATCTATCAAAGATGCAAAAAACGTGCAGGCTATAGAAGTAAAGGAGGCGTCTGAAGTTATGGAACTACACGATGCTTTAAAGTCTGGAAAATTACAATATGACACAGTGTGCTTAGATTCAGTTTCTGAAATAAGCGAGATCTTGTTGACATGGGAGAAATCTCGTACAAAAGATCCACGTATGGCCTATGGTAATGTTCAGGAATCTGTAACAAATTTAATGCGTGCATTTAGAGATCTAAATATGCATGTGTTGTTTCTTTGTAAAGAAGATACAGTAAATGATGACGGCATACTAAGACACGCACCAAAGATGGTCGGGACTAAGTTAGGCGAATCAATTACATACTTCTTTGATGAAGTTCTTGCTCTACGTATTATCGAAGATCAAGATGAGGACGGTAAAAACGTTCAAACTAGATGGCTACAAACTACTTTCGGTCAAGGCTATAAAGCTAAAGACAGAAGTGGCAAACTTGAAAACTTTGAAAAGCCAAATATAACTGCTCTAATTGAGAAATTAGGGTTTACATTAACAAACGACAATAAAGGAGAAGCAAATGTCTGATTTTAGTGATGTAGAATTTTTTGAAAATATAGAGGAAGTGTCTGTTGGCGCACCTCTAGCACCAGATGGAGAACATAATGCCAAGGTTATTGCTACTGACAAATACAAGTCAAAAGCAGGTAACTGGACGCTGAAGGTAACATTCCAACTAGATGGCGGTAAGTATCGTGATCATAATGAGTGGTATAACCTGTGGTCTACTAACGAAGATAACAAAAGAATAAGCACGGAGATATTTACTAGGCTTACTTTGGCTGCTGGATATAAAAAATACCCAGAAGATCACAGCGACTTTGTTGGTAAGAAACTAAAGCTTAAGACTGAACAAATAAGTGATCAGTTTGAAGGTGATAATGGCGTAGTAAATACTATGAAGACTAAGATCCGATTGTATTTGCCACTAGATGATGATGGTATGTCTATACCTAAAGAGGCTATTCCTCCTTTCTAAGGGGGATATGAAACTAAGGGGCGTTGAGCCCCTTTTTTTTATTTCTTAAACGTTGAATACGCTGATAATAAGAACAATGCAATTATGGTGTAAAGAACTATTTCATTCATTAAACTTCTCCTTGTGGTAGCTGTATGACTCCCAATCCTCCTTCGACATTATCTGTTGAATCTCATCCGCTTCTCTAAATTTAGGTTTCTTGAAACTCCTTCTAATGCTATAAATATTATATTTTCTTTTAAGCTTTCTAATGGCCTCTTGGTGATCAATCTCTTTACTCATGTCTTGTCCTTATATTCTTCTCGTAGTTCTGGGAACTCAGATAGGTAACGGGTTAGTATATGTTTGTTCTCTCCATCCTCTAACAACCTAGTCAACATGTCTCTCAGAGCCATCAGGTTGTCCTTATCAATGTCTCGTTTTATCTCAGCTATGATCTCTTCTATCAGTTCATTCATTTGGTTTATAGTCCTCTGCTTCTTTAATTTGCTTCATAAAGTCCTGTAGTCTTGGGTATACTTTATCAAAAGTATTCTTGTGAAAATCACTTTCAATTGTAATAAAATCTCTTACTGTTCTTGGAACGATACCCAATGCTTCAGCAATTGTTTCTTTACTAAAATTACGCTCTTCTAAAAGATACTTTATGTCCTTACGCATTTTTATCTGCTCTACCTCTCTAATCATTTCTTGTTTCTCATTAGCTTTTCCGCAGTCCTTCGTAGTGACCATTCTAAGAATCTGCTGATTAATTTACTTATGTACTTCATAGCCCTGCTTCCTTTAATTTCTTCACTAGCTTTGCCATTATTGGATAGCTGGCATCTACACCGTAAAAAAACTTTTCTATGCTTGTTGTGTGGCCACCCACCTTTGCTGCAAATTTCCTAAAAATCTTTTTATTGTTTTTCTCATCATCACCGATATATGGATCTAAAAGAGTTTGTATTTTTTTTCTATAAACCGCTACCTCTGCTACAGTCACAGGCACAACATCATTCATATCAAATTCTCTTTCTCTTTTGTGTATATCACATAATTTCATAGCCCTGCTTCCTTTAATTTCTTCACTAGCTTTGCCATGACGTAGTAACTAGTGTCTTCTTCGTAAACAAACTTTTCTAAACTGCCATGAAAGACATTAAATTTTAGAGCTACCTGCCTAAATGTTTTGTTATTATTTTTTCTGTTACTTAGGCCATCTGCTAGATAGGGCTTCATAACATTCTGTATTTTCTCTCTATAGACTTCTACCTCTGCTACAGTTACAGGAACGCAATCATCTATATTAAATTCTTTTTTCTTAAACCAGAATCTCATATCCTCACCTTAAATAATTCAAACAAAGCTCGCAGCTGCTCATCACTTAGATAGAGCAGGTGCATAGGCATTTCATTTCTGTTCATATTAGATCCTCACCGTTTTGTTTTTAGATACACTACCGAGTCTTACACCAGCGCTTGTGAATAGTACCCAGGTACCGTCTTCTTGTTTCTTAGAAGACGTTTCGTCTGGGTATGTCAATTGACCACCCCAGCCGCTATCTCGTAGGTATGATATATATTTAAATTCTGCCATTTCGTAATTCATTATTTATTCCTCATTTCATATATGAAGTCACCCCTGGCAACTTTGTTTTTAAACTCTGGACTTAGATCTTCAATGTCCAGAAGAACAGCTGCTACTGTCTTCCTATCCGGAACAACATCAAAATCTAGTTCCACCTCTATAATTACTTTTACTTCACTTTGCATAATGTTTCCTCTTTTATATTATTTAATCTCACCAGTCGATTATAATGATTATATTGTAATAAGCAAGTATTAATACAAATAAATATATTTATGCAATAAGTTGCAATTTAATTATAAATAAACGATAATCTGTTTTGTGAAAATAAATAAGGATAAACACATGGAACAGAAAACTAAAACTAGGTTCGATAAACTTAAGAATACTCTGGATGAAGATAAAGATGAGGAGATATCTTTAATTTGCCAACACCATGGCAGCAAGACATTTACTATAGGTCAGTTTTTAAAAACTAAAGTAGTATGTGCTATATGCAGTAAAGAATATCCCGTTTGGCATAAGGATCAACTTTTTCACCCGGTTGTAACTGCACTTGTTAAACTAGCTAGTACAAAAAAAATGGTAAAGAAAACATGATAGAGCCAATTAAACAGATTAATAACATCTACGGTTATGTAAGAGTATCTACTGCCATGCAAGCCAAAAGTGGCAGCTCGCTCGAAGAACAAAAGAAACTTATCAGTGCTTTTGTGAAAGCTAAGTTTAATAAAGAGGTTGATAAGTTCTTTGTTGATGCTGGTGTATCTGGTGCTAAACCATTAACCAAAAGAGAAGGTTCCAGAGAAATGACAGATGTTATGGACGACCATGATGTTATAGTAGCAACCAAGCTCGACAGACTTGCAAGATCTACTAGCGAGATGTTAAACATTATTCCTATCCTAGAAGACACAGGCGTGACTTTATATTTCTGTGAGCTCTTTGGCGACATGCCAGTTGTGATGCCTAGAGATCCAGAAGAGACAGGACTTAAATCTAAATTCAACATGGTCAGACGTATGAACGAGATGATTATTTCTATGATGGCTAACTTTGCTGAGATGGAAAAAGAAATGATTATGGAGCGTACAGCTCTTGGTAAAATGGCGTTTGCAGAAAAAGGCTATTCTATTGGCGGTCACACACCTTTCGGTTATAGTAAAGAGTATGACGAAAGTGGCCCTAGAAGACATACTAAATTGATACCTATTCCAAAAGAACAAGCGGTGCTTAAAACAATCTATGCTTGCAGAGATAGAGGTTTAGGTGCTAGAAAGATTGCTAAACAAGTTTGTAACTTACATCCAGGTTATGAGAATTTCCCTGTGCATAAGGTTAGCAAGATACTTAACAGAAAATTCCAAGGACTTCCGGAGGCAGTATGAATGTATTAAGTTTATTTGACGGCATGAGTTGTGGACGAATCGCACTAGACAGACTCGGCATACCTGTTGATAAGTATTATGCGTCTGAGATAGACAAGTATGCTACACAAGTCAGCGAAGCTAATTATCCAGACATTATAAGGTTGGGTGATGTATGTGGTGTTAAAGCTGAGGATCTAGAACCTATAGATCTTTTAATTGCAGGATCTCCCTGTCAAGGTTTTAGTTTTGCAGGAAAGCAGCTCGCCTTTGATGATCCTAGATCTGCACTCTTCTTTGAGTTTGTAAGACTGTTAAAAGAATGTAAGCCAAAGTATTTCTTACTAGAGAACGTAAGAATGAAAAAAGAGTTCTTAGATATTATCTCAGAGCAAGTAGGATGCGAACCTATCTTTATAAATTCTGCGTTAGTAAGCGCACAAAATCGCCAAAGATTCTATTGGACTAATATTCCTGGCATAGAGCAACCAGAACAAAGAGGCATAGTGCTAAGAGATATATTGGAGACAGATGCTTCTAATGAATACCTTGCAGGAGAAAACCTACAAAAGAACTACAAAGGCGGTAATCAATTAAACCCAAACTACAAAAGCCAAGCTAATACCATACATAATGATGAAGGTAAGTCTGGAACAATTTGTGCAGGTACTCATGGTTATGCCAATGGTTATGTCAAAGATTTTGATAAAAACCTAGACAAGATGACAAACAAAGACGGCAAAGCTCATTGCCTTACTGCAAGATATACCGCAGCGCAGCCAGAAAATAGTATGCAAAGAAAACAAAGAACTATGGTTCCTGTCATTTCCGAAACCCACGACAAGCCAATTAAAGTAGGCATGAATATAGAAGAAGTAAAGGTTAGGAAGCATGAGGTTGATGTTCCTAATTTACAACATTTGTTAAAGGTTTTTAAAAGTGTAAGCAAAAAAACCAATAAACAAATAGCAGAAGAAACTAATTTGCCTGTAACTAAGGTTGAGCATTGGTTTAGATCAGATACCAGTTTTGCCATACCAAGTGACGATGTTTGGTTTAAGTTAAAAGAAGTTATCGGTATAACTTTAGATACATTTGACGCACAGATCATGGAATTTGAATACAGAGACGGTGTTTATGAGACTAAGCAAAGAGTCTATAGTGAGAATGGTAAGTCACCAACACTTACGGCAGGTAATTCTGAGCAATACATAGAAACCCACGACACACCCAAACAAGTAGGCACAGCTGTAGATATTAAAGGCCATGACCAAATAAAAAGAGTCTATAGCCCGGATGGTAAATCATCAACACTAACAACTTGTGGCGGTGGACATAGAGAGCCAAAGGTAATAACAGGTGGTGCATTTCGTGGCAGAGCTTATGATACAGAAGGCAAACGCATGGATAAAGATGGCAAATCAGTTGCAAATAAAACAACACAGATGCTAGAGCTCCGTAAAGATGCTAAGTCCAATGCAATTACAACCGTTGGTAAAGATAGCTTGGTCGTGTCACAAGGATTAGAGTTTTCACACGGCTTAGAAAATGGCAGAAGACTTGAAGATGGTAAAAATCTTTCTAGGAACTATTCAGAAGGATCAAGAGTATATAAAACTTCTGGTAAAGCAGCCACGCTTACTGCCCAATCAAAAGGTGGGAAAGGCGGACATACTGGTTTGTATGGCGATGAAGTCTACTGGCGCAAACTCACTCCACTTGAGTGCATGAGATTACAAACAGTCCAAGACGATTATTTAATGCCTGTGTCAAATACGCAAAAATATAAAATGTTGGGCAACGGTTGGACTATTGAAGTCATAGCTCACATATTCAAAAACATGCAGCTCGCAGAGGCAGGTGCAGAGCTGTCAAAAACCAATATACAGCAAACATTAGATTTATAATGCGTTTGGGTTATAATCTTAGGTTATGACCGACACACAAAAGATCCAGGACGCAATCGCTAAGATAGATTATATTCTGGATTATAAGTTTATTACTCCTCCTGTAAGGACAGAGCTTCAAGCTGTAAAAGTACAGCTACAAAGCGTTTCGGGAGTTAGCTAGTGGCAACTGGTTGGGGTAGAGGTACCTGGGGATCCGATTATTTCGGAGCCACCTCAGTCGAAGTTTCACTAACAGGAGTTGCAGCAACTGCTTCTCTTGGCACACCTGTCATACAACCAGACTGTAATGTTTCCGTTACCGGGCTTGCATCCACAGCAGCTGTTGGCGCAGTCACTACAATAGCTGAGGCTAATGTAGCATTACCAACCTTAGCAATTTCATCTGGCATTGGCTCCGTCATAGTATTTGAAAATGAAGTTATCATCATGCCAAGCCTTGCTATTACCTCAGCAATAAATGCCGCCACTACCAATGCCGCAGCTAACGTATCTTTAGTTGGCCAATCAGCAACATTCACTACAGGATCTATTTTTATCTGGGGAGAGATAGATGACTCACAAACCCCAAACTATTCCGGTGTTGCAACATCGCAAGACCCAAACTATACTTCTATAACAGCTGGTCGTGACGCAGCATAATAAATATTAGTACAATATTTTAATGGAGGCCTAAATGGCAAGTACATACGTAAACGATTTAAGACTGAACGAGATGGCAACCGGAGATGCTTCGGGTACATGGGGAACAGTCACAAACACTAATTTAGAACTCATTGGCGAAGCTTTAGGTTATGGGACTGAGGGCATAACGACTAATGCTAACACCCATACTACTACAGTAGCAGATGGAGCTACCGATCCTGGAAGGGCCATGTATCTTGAATATACAGGCACACTAGATTCAGCTTGTACAATAACTATCGCACCCAATACTCTTAACAGAGTTCACTTTATCGAAAATGGCACCAGCGGATCTCAAAACATAATTATTAAACAAGGATCCGGGGCAACAATAACTATTCCCCCAGGAGATACAAAAGCAGTTTATTTAGACGGAGCAGGAAGTGGCGCTAAAGTAGTTGACGCTTTTGCTAGTCTTAGCGTAGTAGATTTAAAAGTACAAGATGATCTAACAGTAACAGATGATATGACTGTAGGTGGCACATTAGGTGT